GGTGTACGTCCCGTCGAGGTCGAAGATACTGTATGTCGTACCGGACAAAGTCACCGCGGTCCCTATGGACATGTAGTGGTTCCCGACCGTGTTCGCCGTCAGGGTCACGCCGTCTGCGACGACCAGCGTCAGACCCATGTTCGCATAGACGGATCCACCCACCTGCGATGACGGCGTCGGGTACACGTACTCACCTGAAACCGTGGGATAAATGGGCGGGAAGACGGCACGGAGCGTCAGACGTGTCAAGAAGTCCCCCTTGACTGGGATGGTACACCGACCCGTCGCCCCGAATGTCGCCTCTTGGTTGTCGAACGGAACTTCGTACGTCTCGCGGAACCGGTTCGTTCGAGGCGGGTACTTCCCTTCAAAGTACGTCCTGTTTGGACTTTCTGTCAGCCAACGGTCTTCTGGACCGTGACCAGTCAGCAAAATCTGTGACGCTGACATCTACTCTACCCCAAGAAAACATCCAGCGCGTCTTTCACGTGTGTAAAAAATCCAGTACATTGTTAGGAAATGACCAATTTGCAACTCAAAAAGTTTGATCCGAGCAAGATTGGCGACGACAAGGTGTGCGTATTCATCGGCAAGCGCGGCACGGGCAAGTCGACGCTAGTGACTGACATCATGTATCACAAGCGACACCTGCCAGTCGGTATCGTCATGTCCGGTACCGAGGACGGCAATCACTACTACAAGCAGTTCATCCCCGACCTGTTCATTTACGGAGACTACAAGCGCGACGCCATTGAAAAGGTGCTCGAGCGCCAGAGGCGAATCGTATCCGCAGGTGGGAAATCGAGCGCCTTTTTGCTCCTGGACGATTGCATGTACGACAAGGCGTTCATGAAGGACACGTGCATCAGACAATGTTTCATGAACGGGCGTCACTGGAAAATATTCTTTTTGCTGACGATGCAGTACTGTATGGATTTGTCACCAGACCTGCGTGCAAACGTCGATTACGTGTTTGTCCTCCGCGAGAATGTGATTCAGAATCGCGAGCGTCTGTACAAGGCGTTCTTTGGTGTGTTCCCGACGTTCGATATGTTTTGTCAGGTGATGAATGCATGTACCGAAAACTACGAGTGCCTCGTCCTCGACAACACGAGTAAATCCAACCGGATCGAGGATTGCGTCTACTACTACAAGGCGCCTATCCGCAAAGGATTCCGGATCGGCTCTGAAGCCATGTGGCAGTACCACCAGAAAAACTACAACCCTAAACACATTTCGACGCCACTGGTCACATCTGGAACGCCACCAGGGAGTGCTCGGCGTCCAGGAGTCACGGTGAAGAAGGTTTAAACTCGTCTCCGCCGCAGGTGGGGACAATGTCACTGTTAAAAAGGTTTAGTAAAAATAGATGAAGCTCACAGTGCTTCTGAGTGTGCTGGTGTTTGTTTTTCTATGGTGGTTGAACAGAATACCGGTATTCGATTACTACGTCATTCATTTGTCTCACAGGACGGACCGAATGAATCACGTACGTGAAATGGAAAAGCTCATCGGACACACACTGAACATCTTCAAAGCCAGCGGACCGAGCGTTCTCGAAGGATGGAAACCAGGTGAAGTTGGGTGTTACCAGAGCCACATGAGGATTTTGGACGAACCCAGAGACACGGAGTACAGTGTCATATTCGAGGATGATTTTGTCGTACAACCTGGCTTTCACACCAAAGTTCAAAAAATAATTCAGGACGCTGGTGACTTTGATATTCTCTACCTAGGAAACCTCGACGGTAACCACGCTGAACATGTCAAGGGTGACGTTTACAAAGTGGACACAACCAGATACCTGACTGGAATGCACGGGTACATCGTTAAGAATGAAAATGCATGGAAGATTACATCGAAACTCGATTACAAAAAGGCTATTGATCTCGAACTACCAGACCTGATCAAGTCAGGTGACGTTAACGGTCTCGTCGTATGGCCATCTATCGTTGGACAGAATTCAAAACTCGTTTCGTCTATCCGTGTTTGACTCCAAGAAACAAGGGAGCGTTGCGTCCCCAACCGATAAAAGATTTCACGCCCACCATTAGATGATTATCGAGAATCTCGATTTCAATGGATCGAGCGACATCATGCAGTACATTCCCCAGGTGGAACCTGAAAAGCCGATGCCGAATCAGCCACCGGTGCAGCAGCAGGGTTCGTTCGGTCTTCCGGATGAACTTCAGCCGACATACCAGACGCGTGCGATCGAACAACCCGAGTTATTTAAAGCCGAAATAAAACCTCCTCAAATAGAAATGGATTTCTCGACACCAATCGCCGACGTTGTGCCGAGTGCTGATTTTGACATGGGACCATCGATGGGCGGTGGTGGTCCGTACAAGAACCCACAGAACAACAGAGTGGCTGCGCTGAGCCTGGACAACGCGTCCGCCGGCCCAGTTTCCTCCTCCTCGTCAAAGAACCCATTTGGTCTGACTGACGACCAGTTGAATGCAGCGCTCGCGGGCATTGCCGCAGTCGCTGCATTCTCCAAGCCGGTTCAGAACAAATTGGCGGATCTGATTCCTAAATTTATGAGCGACGCAGGTGACCTGTCAGCGACGGGCATGCTCGCCACCGCATTCATCGCGGCTGTTATTTTTTTCATTGTCCACAAATTTGTCAAGCCTCCTCAGAAAAAGTAAAAAAGAGATGTTCGAATGAGAGTTCGCGTTCAGGCTCATTATTCATCCAGTAGACGATACGTTGCCTGAGAATTTCAAGGCGTTGTTTCCACTCCTCTTCATGAGCAAGAGTATGGTTTTTCGTCCAGCAACTTGGAACGTTATCGTAATTATCAGGGTTGAATCGAATCATAACCATCGGTCTAGTTCCTAGACCTTCAAAAATACTCATAAGTCGTCTGTTATTACATGACGTATCATACGACTTGTGTTGGTTCTCGTCGATTTCGACAACGATTGTGTGACTTCCCATATCAATCACAAAATCAGGGCGATATAGGTGACAATCAACTCGTTTATCATGTGTGAGTGTGATATCAGGAAATGCGTTACGAAGAAACATACCAACTGAATTCTCACGAGTCTTGTAATGAGATGGCTGATCTGGAAACATATATGCAAAACAACGTGAGCAGTAATCTCTACTTTTACCGTTAACTATGATGATATCACACATAGGAGTCTTGCAGCGTTTGTTGAGTACGTCAATCATGTCAGCTTGTTTGTGTTCGAAACAAAAACGACCTGTTCTCAGTGAATGTGAGTTGTACACTGGAATTTTAAAACATTCTTCGTGTTCACATCGTTTACTTATTATATTAACCATTCCTTCTTTCTTGTGGAAATTACAATACAAACCCTTTTTTATATTGGGATGGTTATATGATGCTCGCAAAGTACATTCTTCGTACTGACAATGATTGCTGAGAACGTTCACCATTTCGGGTTCCTTATGAGTTTTGCAAAACCGACCCCGTGTTTCGCATGATGTATTGTAATTCGGTTTCTTCAGACATTCTGGAAACTCACATGGTCTTTCTCGAATGTTCACCATACCATCGAGTTTGTGTTTTGCACAATACTCAGGGTAAAGTACACCTAAGAAATTATAACATGGTTGTGTCTGACATGTATTATATTTACACTTTAGACTCATTATGTTAACCATACCATCTTCCTTATGGTCGACACAAAAACGACCATTTTTTAAACCAGGAAGATTGAATACAGAAACTTTAGTGCATTGTTCACATCGGTCGTGACGATTTTTGCGTTCTGGTTTTGAATCGCCTTTTTTGCCTTTCAACCGACACTTCAAACACGTCTTAGTCTCTTTGCCAAGTTCGTTTATGAAATTGGCAATGGACTGGGGAGCTCTCGAACAGTTCGAGCATTTCTTCAAGTCCATGTTTTACTTATAGGTGGTTATCTTTATATTATATTTTTAATTGGAATAGAGGAGCCCGCCCATTCCGTCTTTAATCCGCAGGACGTTATAGTTCATCGCGTAAAAGTAGCGACCGTTGCCGCCAGCCAGGGTGCTCAGTGAGACGCCGGCGGGTGCGACGATGCGGTACGTGTCGATGCGTGAAAAGTTCAGCGTGCCAGTCGGCTGAAGCTTTGACGTGTCCAGGCAGTAGGAAATCAGAGCGACGTTGGCCGTCGCGTTGCCGTGGTTATAGCCGTAGGGGGTGTGGTAGTACTGGGGAACATCGATCCACTGGAACATCGAGCGAGAGTCGCCAATGTCCACGCCGTTAATCTGCGTCTTGAACTGGTAGCTGCTGGAAGGCTGTGTGGTCACATTCGCGGTGTATGCGGACGTGTAGTTGTTGCATGAGAAGGCCAGGAACTTGATGGGGTGAGCCAGGGCCAGCTCCTGCATGTTGGTGGTCGCGATGGGGATGCGGTTCAGCTGGGTGATCAGCAGGTCCATGGGCGTGTTGGC